ACTTTTGTATCGAGAGTAATCCGTTCTCCAGATTCTCTTTCTACCACTAAAGGCCGCGTGGAGTACAAACAATTCAGTTTATCGTTTGCGCTAAAGAATGCCCAGTTTTTCTCAGTAGCTCCTATTTCTCGGTTCTTGCCGATGGGAGGGATAGCGGCGGCAACTGCCTGGAAATTCTCGTTAACCCAGCAGACCAGGACCTTAGGTTGATGGAAAAGCTTTTTTGGATTGGAGTCGTACTTGCTGGCGTAGGTCGAGGCGACGAACTGGACATACAGATTTTTATCGGGACCAACGAATAAACGAGGATCTTCGTAGCTGAGCCTATGTTTGTTGGGACGCAGTTTTTTGGTGCCGATTACGGACGCACCGTCTGACCCAAGAATGCCGATGTAAATATCGTTGGGTTCATTATTTAGATAGAAGTATTTGTTGTCGTACCTAAAGCCAAATGCTTCGGGTTGTGACCGCCACGCGATGTAGACCGTGTTGTTGAAGACTTCAATCGACGGGCTGAAGTTTGCAACACTGCCTTTTGGCAGTCCCTTTACAATCCGCGTGAACTTACCGCCGAGTGCTTCGGCTTGCTCGTACACGGTAGGAACGCCAGTTCCGAAGCCTTTGATCGGATGTACAACATCGCTGTACAAGTGAAAATAACGAGTTTGAGACTGCATGATTAAACCCCCAGATCGTTGATGGCGGCAGTGAAACCTGCGGCGATAGATTCCCAGCGATACTCAGGACGTTGTGTTACTGCGTAACAAGACTCTGCCGTATCGTCGTAGGAAAATTTGTCGTAGTACAGGTCGCTCAAGATCTTCGCTGCAGCCTGAACATCGATCAGACCTCGTTCGACGCCCAGGTCTTTATCCACAACCCATGTGGAAATGGGGATAAGTTCTGCCGCCCCATTCCAAACATCTTTACAGGCCGTGTGGTTGGGCACGACTTGAGGCTTTTTGCAGCTCGCGTGCTCGAAGCTCACCAGTCCCCAGCCTTCTCCGTCCGAAGTGTTTAATCCGACATCACATGCGTTGTATACCGTATTAAGTAGTTCGTCTGGTGGAGCGTTCAAGTAATTGATATCCGTGGAGGTCAAGATCAGACGGTTGCAATCGTCTAGGTTTCTACGCTGCATCTCGTGCTTAAACAGAGGCAGGATGTCCCAGCCCATATCCTTGCTGCCCATGTGCAGGTACAGCATGGCGTCCGGTTTATCTATAGCAAACTCTGCGAAGGTCTTAATTGCTAGATCAATTCGTTTACGAGGTTGATTTCTGTTCGCGTTAAGGACAACAAACTTATCGTCGGGAATACCAATTTTCTTACGGGCTTCTGACTTATCCATTGGGTAGAAACGCCCGATGTCTACACCGTGGGGAAGCACCGCTAATCGCTGGGCTTCGGCACCACACTTCATGATGCGTTCTGCCGACGGCACCGTGAACGTGATCGCTAGATCCCAGTGTTTAATGTGCCGCAGCATATCCGGGAAGTAGCTTTCGCTATCCACCGGGAAATACGCTATGAATTTGAAACCAATCTGATCTTTCAGGAACTGACAACGTTCCCAAAACTGGTTGACGACCCAGATGTCGTTTAAGCAAATGATGACGTCTGGTTTCTCTTTATCGATGATTTCTGGGATTCGACCGATACCAAACCTGTCGCCGGACCCAGAAGGACAAGCCGGATACACCTTATACGGATGCTCATGAGGATCACCGGTGTGGTTGATCCCCATCACAACGATCTCATGTTGATCTTTTAGGATGTTCAGGATGCTGTGAGTTACTCTTGCGAAGCCTGTATTACTACAAGCATCACCGTACCAAAGGATTTTCGCCATGCAAACTCGGTAAATCGAGTACAATTACTATAACAGTGCTATCAGCTTATAGACATGCCTAGTCGGGAAACTTTTGCGTATCGCCGTGGGGCACAGTTAAGAGCACTCAAAGCAATCGAATCGAATGATAATAACGCACCTGAAACTATTTATACCAAAGCAGCTAATGACTTTCATACGTTCTGTACGCTGCTTGACAAGCCGCCGGCTCCGCACATGCTCGAATGGCATGACTATTTGGTTACTAATGAAAGCAATAAGTACCTTATAGATATTGCTGGACCTAACTTAGACATTTTGGCGCCCAGGGGCTCCGCCAAATCCACGGTGCTCAACATGTTTACCGCGTGGTGTATCGGCCGTCATACCGCCGCTAAACGACCATTACAAATTATTTATGTAAGTTATAACATTGCTACAGCTATACCTAAGTCACGAATTATCCGCCAGATCGTCGACTCCTCTGAGTTCCGTAAGATTTTTCCTACCTGCCGCCTCAAACCGGGGATGCAGTCCGACATTGGCTGGTCTATCGATTACGACTATGCCGGTATTCCGCGTCTCGGTGATGAAGAATTTACGTTGAGGGCTGCCGGTTTGCGAGGCAGTATTACCAGTAAGCGTGCTCACTTAGTGCTAATTGATGACCCTATAAAATCTTCGGCTGACATTAAGAATCCTACGATCAGGGAGGAGATGAACAACAACTGGAGCAGCGTTATCGCTCCTATTGTTTTTGAGGGCGGTCGTTCGATTTGTCTGGGTACCCGTTTCCATCCCTTGGACATCCATAAGACGATGTTTGTGCCCGAGAAGGGGTGGAAACAAGTTACGCAAGAAGCTTTGACTTATGACGATAAGGGGCAGCCTAAGAGTTACTGGCAGACTCAATGGTCTGTTGATTATCTACTGCAACAGAAAGAACTCGATCCTGTAGCTTTCTGTTTCCAGTATCAGCAACAGCCCGTGGCGACCTCTGATCTGGTCGTGTCGCCTGATTTGTTAATCAAAGGGGATGTAGCTACCGAGTTCGACAGTCTGGCGTTGGGTATTGACTTATCGGCGAGTAAAAACGAGACGTCGGACTACACCGCTTTCGTTTTAGGGGGACGTCTTAAAGACAAGTACTACATCGTTGACGCGCATCAATGTCGTTCGATTGGAAATCTTGAAAAAATTGACCTCTTGTGCGACATGTTGCTCGAATGGGGCATCTTAACTAAGTACAACGGTGAGTACCAGCCGACTTATTCCACGGTGACCCTTGTGGTTGAGTCAGTTGCCTATCAAGCCAGCCTCGCGGCAGATCTTCGAAGGGTACTTCTGAACGAAAGAGGTCTCAGCAATCTACATATTCACGAAGTAAAGGGTTTCCGAGGCGATAAAATTGCTCGCTTTAGGGGTACTCTGGGCTTACTTGAGAACCAAAAGGTCGTTTTTAATAAATACCGAAAGTTCGACGCCCTCTTCGACCAGCTCATTAACGTCGGTGCTACAGCTCATGACGACTTACTTGACGCATACACATGGTTGATTACATTTCTACAGCGCCGAGGTAGTTTTTCTGTTGAGTATTGATATGGATGAAGATAAAAAGCTTTGGGTAGCCATCACAGCTCACGAGCCCATGGCTCGATTGGGCAGTCTTTTTAAGGTTTTGAAGCTTTATACGGAGTACGAACTGAAAGTTTCGGTTTTTTTGTTCGTCAACTACGAGGCTCAGGAGCAAGTCCCTCAGCTTTCGTCTCTTTTACGTCCTTTTTTGGACCAAATTGACATCGAAATTGTGGTTGCGAGCCCCGAGCACACCGGCTGGTGGCTCACTTGGGCTCATAAACCGGATTTGACCGTAGCTTGTATGCGTAGAGAGTACGATTATTTCATATATCAAGAAAATGACATGCTTTTAACCTGGGATCACTTCAAATACTGGATGCGATGGAAGCCTAGATTGGCTGAATTGGGCCTGGAGCCTGGGTTTATACGGTACGAACTGTTTGGAGGGAAGAAAATACCGTTCGATAACCACTATCGATACTCTTTGACTGAAAAAACCCCGAATGTTTGGAGCAAGCGTGGGTTTACCGTCGCCAAACAGCTTGTAATAGACCACGAGATAAGGTTTTTTGCGAGTTTGGGCAGCCCTTACTACGCCGCTATGATTTTAGACGTCAATGATGCTATTAAGTACGTTAAAAGTGCGAGTATGGACCCTGTGCGGAGCATAGAACTCGTTTCTTTTCGAAATTGGCCTTTGGCTGACCGTAGTTCTATGGGTTTAGCGTTTGAGACCCCTCCTTATGGTTATGAGCACCGACGATGCGTTCCGGTGATCGAGAAAAATGGTGTTTACATGCCTCACGACTGCTGTTTGTTGCAGCATGACGACGTCAAGTATTCGACGGAGCTAAGCAATAAGGTTGGCAACCTGATTACTTGCGATACAATGCTTACGATCTAGTATTTTTATGGACAACGTCAATCACCCTTCACACTATACGTCCGGTGCTATTGAGTGCATCGACGCCATTAAAGAACAAGTCGGTAAAGAGGGGTTTCAGGGCTACTGCCACGGAAATATCGCTAAGTACCTCTGGAGATACAAGCATAAAAACGGTGTTGAGGACTTGAAGAAGGCCGCGTGGTACTTACAGTGTTTGATCGGTGAGTTAGAATTGACTCAAGATAACAACTGACTTGTGGACGTAAGAGCATTTGGGTCTGTTTACGGTCAGACAGCAACGTTGCCTTATTCGAGCGGATTCGGTGTAGATCCGAACGGAACTCGTATAAATTTTCCTGCTTGTCGGGCTATTTT